TCCGATCCTTGTTCGCCGCAACAAATGATGCTGCAAACTCGTCAGCCTCAAACCGTGGCAACTCCCATGCGAATTCTTTGGCTTTCTCAATGAAATCCACCGCACCCTGCGGGTAGTTGTCATAATGCTTGTAGACGTAGACCTCTTCATTCTCGTCTTCAAAAACATAAATCGCTCTAGTTCCCATTAGTCTGTCCTCATCTGATAACGTATCGTTGCATAAACAGAGTCCATAGGCTCTGCCACCTGCGTGAAACTATATGTCCCCGTCTGCTGGATGATAGTGACAGTGCGCTCACGATTACCCCGCTTTTTGTGTTGCTCATAAATCTTGAACTCTGTGCCAACCAACAGCACAGGCTGATCAAAAGCAGGATCAAGGGAGTCATCGACCATTGTTAATTTTAAAACAATCATCTCAAGCCCCCATCATAGTAAATGGTCCCTGTCATCTTTAACTTGTCACCTTGCAAAACATAACGGGCTGTCGGGGTGATGCCCCGCTCCCCTCGTTTTTTCTTTCCAACAGTTATCGTCTTGCCTTCGCTTGATTTGTCAGGCCATATTTCATTATTTCTTGCAAGCTTCTTGCCTGCCTCGCCCAAAGATTTTGCAACAGACCAAATTGTTAACGCTGAACCTGACTGTGCTTCGGTGTGGTAATAAATCTTGCTCATGTGTTTACCGTCCATTAAACTGTGTTGACTATGTAAGACTGTATATTATCAGACCATATAAGATGGTCAACTACAAAATATACACTTATAACGATTTTCTACGGGTTGATGTGTTTGATTAAAAATTTTTGAAAAAGGTGTAACAAGTGTAACAAGTGTAACAAACCCATATCCATCAACGATTACGGCTGTTACACTTCTGTTACACTGTTACACTTCGGAGTCGGGTTAGAGCCGGTTTTTGGGTTTGACAACAGCAAAGGGCAAAAAATATCGCTATGGGAAAAGTAGGTAGACCATCTGGATTGACACAGCGGCAACGTGAATTTGCCAAATATTATGTCGAGGGAAGGTACAGCAATGCGGAGTGTGCGAGAAAAGCAGGCTACGCTGAAGCCAGCGCACCACAGCATGCCGCAAAGCTTCTTGATGGGAAAAGTTTTCCTGATGTGCCTGTCTTGATTAAGGAGATGCGAGAAAACAGGGAGCGCAGGTATGGCGTGACCTTGGTCAATCAACTCAAACGATTTGACGAACTGTCCCATGCGGCAGAGGAGGCAGGGCAGTTTTCCGCCGCCATCAACGCCGAAAAGATACGATCCTCGCTTGGTGGTTTGACTATCGACAGACGGGAGGCAACCCATGTCCACCAGCTTGACAAATTGTCTCGTGAGGAGATCACTGCCAGACTCGCATCTATACGCAGTCAATACCCGCAAGCTTTTGATGATATGAAAAGGGTTGAAGATGCCGAACCTAGAGCGCGGACTGTGGAACTCGTTGAAGCAGAATTTACCGAAGAGGACGCACTCCCAGCGGATAGAGAACAGAGCAGGGGAGGGGATGCCTGATGTGTATTTATGCATGGATGGCGTTCCTGTATGGCTTGAGTTAAAAATAATTAAAAACAAACGAACTTGCGTTTCAAAGTCGCAGATAGCGTGGCATTTGGCGCATTCCCGTTGTGGAGGTGTTAGTTTTTTCTTGCTTCATGCACCCTCGACAGGTGATGTATTTTTATTTGACGGGCGTTTAGGCGTTGAAATCAGTGAATCTCGGTCCCTGATTGCGGGCGCTTGCGCCCCTGCGCCCTTGTGGTGTGGACCCCTGCGGGCTGCGCCTGCGAACCTGCGGGCTTGCGCCCTTGAATTATGGGACATGCGGGCATAAAAACCCCACAGGACTTTGTCCTGTGGGGTTTTTCCTTCTAATGTTTGTGATATGTGATGGTTTTAACGTCATGCGACCAGCAAGCGCGGCATGTTCCACACTTTCCGCCTTGTTTTGGGGCTGGGCACTCGTGACCCACGGGTGCAGCGTCCTTTATTACCATGCTGCTATGCTTCCACGCCTCGGGTGGGGCGTCATCGACCATTGTTGCGCTAAATCTTAGCACCGCATTGTCCGGCAATGGCTGAATCTTGAGAGCTTCCAACCAAATCTTGCGCTCTTTTGTGGGGATCCAGTGTTTTTTGTTCGGTGTCGCTGTTATAACGTCCATTATATTGAGCGCCATGCGTACATCTTGCACGTCTCCCGAGTCAAACCACCGGAAATATTCAGACCTTGTCTTGTTTAGCATCTCGACCATGCGAGGCACGAAGTCTATCGAGTTAAAAAACGACATGCGCTCAACCATTTTGTTGCGCACGTTCGGCATTCGATACATACCCTTGCGAGCGTAGCAATCAAAACAGACTGAGCCTTTAATCTTGGCAAGCTTGCTACCAGTCTTGCATTCGAATGCGTCAAGACTAATAGATTTCCCAGGCATTTTTGAAACATTAGACAGCATTATAAGAACCTCCTATTTTATAAGACAGTATCAGACCATAAAACAAGAGTCAAGCCCGCCTGCGGGCTTGCGGGCTTGCGCCTGCGCCCTTTGGTTATCAGGCCCGCGCAGCACGGCGGGCAGATGCTGCGCTTGCGCCCTCTAAAAAACCTGCGAACGCAGGTTTTTTGCCCGACTGGCGGGCAGCAGCCACAAAAAAACATGGGCAAGCCTTTGGCTTGCCCATGTCGTGTGGTTGATTAAACTCGACCTGTGCCGTCACAGGCTTCGCACGGCTCGTCGGTTTCCTCTTCGTAGCCTCCGCAGACGTAATCGACGACCTGTCGAGTATTTAGGATCTGACCGTTGCCAGCGCATTCTACGCACCATGCGGCGTTTGCTGGTGGCCCGAAATGGGCCACCATCTGTTTCTGTAATTTCAAGAATGCGTCCATTCATGCAACCTTCTTTCCCATATAGCGATAGAACGCCCCACTCCCTGTTCGCTCGGCAGGCACGTCATGGCCCGTTGTTCGAATATCACTGATACAGCTTTCGATTGTGCGGCGTTCGAGACGAGTCATGTTTGCAATTTCATCAACATGAATTTTTCTACCAGCATTTGATATTGCTGAGAACACAGCGCGGCGGCTCTTTTGTTCCATTCTTTCTTTGGCGCGGCGCAAGTTCACATCGTCTTTGCTAACAGGTTTTCTAGCATAATCTCTGTCACCAAATACCATCTCTTGAAGACCCTGACGGATTACATTGTTAGCCCTGAATGCAATATCATTGCCATCAATTTCCAACAGACCTTCGATTTTAAAAACTTGTTTTGACATTTCATGTCTCCTTTTAAACTGGGCATCATTGCCCACTGACTACATTATACTATATAAGACTGGCAGACAACCATTATTTACGAAATAGTCTGCGCTTGCGTCTCAATAAAAAACCTGCGAACGCAGGTTTTTTGCCCGATCCATCCCGCACGGCAGCCAGACCCTGGTCTAAAAAAAAGATTGCCAGGGGTGTTGACCGGTGTCAACTGATGATATAAGATCTTATCATAACTTAAAGGAGGGAAAGACAATGAATAATAAGTATGGACCAGTTGAAGGATGTGACGATTGTGCTTGGTACACCGATGCATTTGAGCAGCCGACAGCTTGCCCAGAGTGTGAGGCAGAAAAAAAGGAGGAAGACAATGCCTAGAAGAAAGAATCCATTTGGTAAGACCGTAGACAAGAGCAAGCCATACGCTAGGTTCACTAATGGTGATTTTGTGTGGAATGTTTTGCAGACTCATAAGTTGCCAGAGAACGAACAAAAAGATCCATACGCAAGTTGGTTTTGTTTTGTAACGTCTAGCCATTGTCCCGATGGCGAATATGGGGACACCTATAGGCAAGACATATTAAGACATGGACAGCTAATGGAGTGCACTCCCGAATGGGGCGAGGCATACCTTTGCCCTTGGGCAGTGACCAAACAAGCTTAGTTCCCTCGACCCCCGAGCCATGCTCGGGGGTTACTGGGTAGATTTGCCGTGAGCAAATCTATTTTTTTTTGCCTGCACCCCTTGCGAACGAACATGCATATATGCGTATGCATATATGCATGTTGGGTTGATAATTTCATTGAGCCGTAATATCGTTCGGCAATGGACACGGGTAACTTAGACCTCCTCCCGGAAGAAGTGTTAAAGGAAATCCTGCTGCTAGAGGAACATCAGCAGCGGCTTGACACCCGCGACGAGGCTCAAAAAACATTTATGACTTATGTAAACCACGTCTATGACGGGTTCATTGTAGGTCGTCACCATAAAATCATTGCGGAAAAACTGGAACGTATAGCTTCGGGTGACTTGAAGCGACTGATAGTCAACATGCCGCCTCGTCACAGTAAGTCTGAGTTTGCTTCGTACTTGATGCCTTCGTGGTTCTTGGGCCGCAATCCTA